CCAGATTGGGTAGAAGTGAAGACCGATTGCATTGCTTGACGGGACAATGGCACCCGAGATGATGTTGTTTCCATAGAGTAAAGAGCCAGCGACTGGTTCACGTATACCATCTATGTCAACGGGTGGGGCAGCTATGAAAGCTATGATAAATGCTGTTGCAGCGGTTAATAGTGCAGGGATCATAAGAACACCAAACCAACCGACATAGATTCGGTTGTTGGTGCTCGTAGTCCAGTCACAAAAACGCTGCCAGTTGTCAAATGGTTTGGTTAATGTGGCTGTAGTCATTTATATAAAGGTTAAAAAATACCTGGAATAATTTTTCCAGTGAAAAGGTAAGAAGCAGTGAGTATCCAGAATGCAACCATTGCAAATCTGCCATTAGCTCTCTGCCATATAGCGACGTTAGTCATTAAAAAACACCAGGAATGATTTGACCTGTTGTTACGTATGCTCCAAGAGCTGCGATAATACCGAGCATTGCTACTCTGCCATTAAGCTCTTCAGCGTTGTGCATGATAAAATTTTCTTCTTCTTGATTCATGATTTCAATAGGTGGTTCGGTTGCAAAAATGTTTTGTTTACCGTATTCGGTTATAACTGTCATTAAATTTAAAGATAGGTGAATGGCGAGGATGAAGGTTCAGGTCGCCATGCCTATTTAAAATTTAACTTTAGAACGTTTGAGTTTGTTTTCTATATCCTTTCTGTATGCAGGATCTCTATCATATCTAGGATCTCCCATAGCATCGATTACTTCCTGTTGGCTTCTAAACATATTGCCTTCATTCTTTGGTGCTTTACCTGTTAACATAGTTCCTTCGGTACCTACTGCGTTTTCATATCTACCCATCAAAGCTTGTAAAGCAAAGTAACAAGCTATGGGATCTCCTTTTTGTACAACAGCATCGTACATGGTTTGCTCATTTTGATTGAGGTTATCTTGTGCCCAATCAACAATTTGATTGTAACGTTCTTCACCTCCTGCTGTTTGTTTTAACTTACCTATATCTTCCTGAGATAATTGTCTAGGACCGTTCTGTTGACGGTATAATAAATAAGCTTTAGCTAAATCACCTTGCTTTGCTGATGCTAATTCTTGAAGAGTTGAATCTTTGAACCCATCATCCTTTTCATCCCATAATCTATCTAATATGTCGGTGACTTTAGGCTCTTCTTTTTGCTCTTCTTCTTTTTCTTCTTTGGCTTCGGGTTCGCTGGTTTCTTCAGGTACATTTGAGTTAGGTTCTCCTAATTTTTTTTGCAAATTTATATAAGCAGATTCTAAATCCTCTGCTGTTTTATATTTACCAGCAAGTAGCTGTTCTTGATCTTTAGCCATTTGCTCCCCTACTTTAAGGGAGTCCATTTCTTCAGGAGTGAATTCCCCAGACTCAGCTGGGGTTTCATCCATTGTTAATGTTTGTGATTCTTCTGCCATAGGTGGTTACTGTGGTGGTCTGTTAGGTACTGATGGATTCTGCATAGTCTCTGCTAATGCAGCGTTCTTACTAGGATCAGCTAATGGAGTTTTCATTCGTTGAACATTTAATTTCTCTTGTTCAAGCTTCATTGCTTGTTGTTGAGCTGCTTGCTTTTCTTGTTGAATTTCTTGCATACTTCTTACAAGATTCAATACATCTATTCCTTGAGCTGCAGCTAAACGTTTAATAACTTCATCTGGATTAATGAATTGCATCATTTGCTCTGGACCCATCGTCTGTGCAATGGTCATCAAGAACTGAGTTAGGGCTTCTCTATCTGAGCTTCTACCTAAAGCATTAACACCTGCAACAATAGTTGGTTTCACTAAAGTCTCAGGTAACTTAGGTATCTTGCCTACCTTTTGGAATACATTCATTTTCCTATTCAAATATGGCACAAGGAATTCTGTCGTAAGCAGTGAGTATAATCCTCCTAGCTGTTGATCTAATTCCATCTGTGTCATACGTACTTCCTCAGCTGTAGTACGTTCACTATTACGTACTGATAGTATAAGGAAGGCTTCATTAAGACGACGTTCTAGTTGACCGATTAGCTCGTAAGCTGTTCTGAAGTCACCGTTCTTGCCGACTTGTACCACACCAATATCATCAGGTCTACCCTGAATGATAGCACCGTTACCAGCCGTAGCTAGTGTCTGTGGTTTAGTGGTGCTACTAGGAGATACAGTAAATACAACCTTAGCTGCAGCTGCCGACCCTTCTACAAGGGCTTGCATCAAAGCTTCAAGGGATTTCAAGTCACCTAAGAATTCTTCTACTCTACCACGTCCGTATGGTTCCCCATCTACTGTATTGAAACGTAGAGGTAACCATGGCGTAGCAGCGAGAGGTGCTTTACCTTTAGAAGCTGGTATAATATAATCATATACCTCTTGGTGCCAAGTGAATCTGTTGTTATCTCTCCTTACATATGTGTAGACATCGCATTCCTGACGTTCCTCGTAAGGTACCTCATCGTCATCTACAACTTCTTCATCTTTATAGCTTTCTAATATTTCAGGAGGTACTAAACCTTCTAATGTTTCGTGGCTAACTCTTTCTTTTGTAACAATTTCAATCACGTTGCCGTTACCATCTCGTTCAATCACGTAACGATTTAGCGGGAACATTTTTAACCCTTCCTTACCCATAAATATCAGTACATTACCTGCGACTACCAAGTGCTTTAATGCTTGGTGTACGATCACACGATCACTTGAGGCAGCGACTGATTCGAGTATAGTTCTTTCAATCTTAGCAAAGGAGAGATCTAATTCGGATCTCATCTGAGGATTGATTTGATTCTCTTCCATTGAAGAGTCATCTAATTGTAATTTGAAGAAGCTTGTTTGTGGTGGTAGTAAGGCTAGCATTAGTTTAGATGCCAGTGTTACTACACCTTTAGCACCCACACTTTGCCAGGGAGTAAGTAAATTCTTAGCTCCTCCTGTATAGTCCTCTTCTCCTCTTACTAGATATGGTAAGGTTAATTTTGTTGCTTGTTTCGCTACGTCTAGAAACTGGGAACGATCGCTGGATAAATTGTCATATCTTTGTTTAGCAGTCATTGTTTTATAAGTTTAAACCTGATAAAGTTCTCATTGATCTATTCAATTGTCCTGTTCCGAAGTTAGTTTTACCTAGTGATCTAGCTTTAGATTTTCTAGTCCTAACTCCTGTTGCACTATCTCCTAACGTTCTATAATCCATGCTTGCAGATAGATCTGTTAGTCTTTGGTTCCATTGAGTAGATGCTGTACCTACCATTTGTTCGATACGATCTCTTTCAGTCTGAGCAGATGTACTTAAATCAGAAACCCACTGCTCTGCATCACCTCGAAGAGTGTCGATGGTACCTCCTTCTCCTGTTAATCCTTTTAAATCAGATTGTATGTTACCTACATCAGCTGTAAGCCCACCGATTTTTCCAAGCTCAGTATCTATATGACCACCAACTTTTAATCTCTTATCTAAATCTGCAACAGTAGCTGCAGATGTTTCTAAAGAAGAGAACCTTGTATCTAAGTTGTCCAAATTATACTTATCTGTAAGATCTGTAGTTAAATCAGTTAATGCTGTACCTATATCACCAGTGTAATTACCTTGATCATCTTGTTCAAAAAGCTTACTAAGAGCTATGTCTCCTGCACCACCTGTTTTAAATAATCCAGTGAAATCCTCCTTTAAGCCAGCGGTAGTTTGATCTTGTTTTGTAATAGATTGAGATATCTCATCAAAAGTCATCCCACCGCCTACAAGATTACCCTCTTCATCTCTTTGACCAAAGGTTTTATCCATCCAATCAGAATCTATTTGATCACGTAAACCCTGCAATCCTGTTTGAAGGTTCGCATCACTGTCAGCGTAAAGTTTTGCTAAAGCTTGTGTACCTGCACCTTCTGAAATAAAGGTACCATCTTCAGACATAGTACCTGAAATTACTTCACCCTTTTCATTTGTTACGACATTCCCGAACGCACCTTGGATTACATTATCAAGATCACTTAACCGTGTTAGTTGATCCTCATCAGAAAAGTAACTTTCTAATACAGCTACTTGTTGGCCTAATCCTCCACCTGTAGCACTTAAGTCTTTTTGAATATCAGTAATATCAGTACGGTCTGCTTCATTCTCTAACCGACGATCCTCATTCCATGCATCTAGATCTTTACGTAAGTAATCAATGTCAGTCCGATCTCTTTGATTCTCACTCTGCCGATCCTCGTTCCAAGCCTTTAGATTGTTTATCATTCCTGATAAACCTTCATTGGATTCTGGATCGTAACTACCGCCTAGACTATCCCAATCAGTATTTGAAAGGAAGTCTTCAATATTACCAATAGCTTTTTGTTGCCATTGGTTTTCCCATTGTCTATTCCAATGGCTTCTGTCTTCCCAGGTACCTGTGTATTCCTCTGTCCTATCATACTTAGACATTATCCTTCCTCCAATTTATTTCTTAACCACTCCACAACGGAGCGTTGACCTGATTTGTACATGATTGCTCCTATATCCTCTTTAGGATGTGGGTTTACTGGTGGAAATTTTTCCTCCATTTCTAGGAGGACTGACTCTAAGTTTGGTCCGAGGATGGACTCAAGAGTATTGGGGTAGGTTGACATTGCTATGTTCAAAGAATGCTGGCATCCGTGCTCGCTGTGTTTCGGCCAGCTCAGGAGCTTTACCTTCATACATTAGGCGATCACTAGAATCCAGCCAAAATTTTTTACTTAAATATTTATCACCATAGGTATTCTTACCTAGTGGTTCCATTATCCAGTTAATCGTGGCCTTCCTAAGTTTATCCAGAGATTTACTCCAAGATAAGCCCATATCGAGACATACAAGGCTATTAGTGGCCACGTGTATTTGTTCGTCTCTGGAAATATCAGCTGATACCGTTCTGAGACCAGCATCCCCATTAAACCTAAAAAAAGGCAGAAGTACAAAGAAGATAGCACGTTCAATAACTAAAGCTTTGGTGATCATGTGGTCAGGGTGCGCTTCCCACGCATCCCTTAAAAGAAAAGCCTCTTTCTCAGACTTCTCATCAACGCCTATAGCGTTCGTAATATAGCCAAGGGCAAGGTCATGTTTGACCTCATCCTTGACGTTAGATTCTAGGAGTTTCCGTGCATTAGCAGGTACATCCTTCTCAAGAGCTTCGGAGATAAAATCCCCCACTGGTAATTCCATGTGACGAATTGCCAGAGCGCGGTAGATGGTCTCTTCAGCTCCTGATTTAAGTGTTCCTCCTGTTGTTTGGACAGGAGTCCAGGTTCTCTTTCTATTGAGTAACTTTTCATATGGATCTGTTTTCATTATTCTTGACAATCGCATGTGACTTCCTCTTCCTTTTTCTGGGAGAGTATATCCTGCAAGTAACTGTCTACATCCTCTTGATCTAATGCTGCATACGCATCTGTTTTATCTTGAGTGTCTCCCATTACCTGAAGGCTGTAATATAAGGAGGTTTGAGGCGAGGCCAACCACTCTTCTATAAATCCATCATTATAGGTCACGACATCTGACCAAGAGTTAAATGAATATCCATGAAGAAGTCCTGTGTTGTTGAGCATTATCATGATGTTATCTGCGACAAGCTTATAAGCATCCCATCCAACTTCTGAGGCGATCTCAACATCGCCGTAATCATAATGTTCGACTCCAAATGTACCAGAGTCTCTGTCTACTGTTCGAGCTATAGGTGGTGCTATTTCAGGAGTAGCAGTGAATCCATCTATACTCTTGCTACGGTAACTGCAGCTGGCAGTAGGTGCTATAGCAAAAGCTCTCACCATATCATTCTCCTGAGCTATACGGCCAGCTTGAATGATACCTGAGAACAAATCATATACAATAGTAGCTGCCTTACCTTTAGGTGTAGCACCGTTATTGAATTGCTCTAAAGCTCTACCGAATTTATCATAGGAAACACCTTCTCTTGCTAATAGGTTTGCTAACCCTAGCATACCTAATCCTACTTGTCTGTCGGTATGACTCGGCAAATATTCTCCAGTTGCTCCGACACCTGTCTCACCATGGAGCCTGCACAGCTCGGACATACCAGAACGGAATGCCCCTTCGATTTCCCCCACCCTGCAGGCAGAGAGATTGACATGCTGTAACAAGCATGTTCCACGTGAGGGCAAGTATACTTCGAGGCAAACGTTTCCACGAATTCGTTGATCTTTGTCATCGTATTTTATTTTGTTAAGCCAAATGTCTCCACTTTTGATTCCTTCAATAATGGCGTCTTTGGTAGCTCTGGTACTTTCTTCCCAGAGTTTCTGATCAAGGTTGACGCATCGTTTAATCCAGGCAAGTTCAGACCTAGGAGTGTGCACGAACTCAATAATATCGGGGTGGTTAATATCAAGATGGGCAACAACAGCCCCATTTTTGTATACCCCACCTCTTCTAAGCGTTTCATTTAATGTTGAATAGATTTTTGCGAATGATACTGGGCCAGAAGCTGTAAGACCTTTGCCGTTTTCACTTCCTCTGGCTCGGAGCTTTGATAAATGTACTGCAACTCCTGCTCCATGTCGGAGTGCATGAGATACGAATCTCCAGCTTGCTTCGATGCCATTTTCCCCTTCCATAGAGTCTTCTACGACAAAAACAGTACAGCTTACTGGGAGTCTTGATTCTGGGTTATCCAACCATGATTGGACCCGACCAGTGCGGGAGATAAGTTCTGCTTTCATTATACTAAGTCAGTTAAATTTGGTGGTGTATAGTTTGGTCCTTTTAATACCTTACCATCTTCTCTATATATTGGCTTACCTTCTTTATCTAATTTTGACATGTTACTTAGATGTACTCTATTAAGAGCTTCATCTAATAACCATCCCATATTCTCAGCGTATTGGTAGCATACATAAACTAAATCAGCTAATTCTTTAAGTGACTCCTCTTGAAAGTTTTTACCATGTCTAAATAGAAAACCTTCAGCTTCTAAGAATTCTTTAAATTCCTCTACGATCAGATTCTTCTGATATGTACGCTTGTCTTTCGTCGGAGACGATTTCAGGTTGTACCTGGTACGAAATTCCTTGGCTTGCTCGGAAATAAAGGTCTTTTTCATGGGTGAGTTCGTTTTCTAAGTAGTGAATAGCTTTTTCTAAATCATGTATCTTGCTATCCTTGTACCCTGCTCTGCAGATATACTTGATAGCATTACCAAGATGGAAATTTAATCCTTGGTCTCTAATAAAATCCCAAACATCGAAAGATCCTCGTTGGTAGTAGCTTGGTCCTTTGGCCATTTTGAAAGTAAGTTTGTGATGGAATTACAAAGAGCAAAGTTCTGTCTTTGTAATGCTAATAATATTGTCGCCATATCTTTCTTCTGTGTCTCAGGTTTAGCTAGTACAATCTCTAGCTTTCTCATTTTAAAATCCTGATCAATCGTTAATTTTGTAATTGGCGGCGGGGGTCCAGAGTTTGGGTTTTTTGTTTTCGAAGTCATAATCATCTGCTGTTAATATTCTAGCTAATCTAGCATTTACAAGGGCAGTTTCTTCTGTTAGTTCTTTTTCAGCGAAAACCTTGAGAACTGTCTTCCATGAGTAACCGTGTTCCTCAAATAAACTGGTTGCACGTTTGACTCCGATTCCTGGGACTCCTGCATAACCATCTGTTTGATCGCCTGCCATGCTTTGGATAAGATGCCATTTAGCACCTTCAGTTTTTGTGACTGTGAATGTTTCATCGAAATTATATAGGGTACCTGGTATTTGTTTTAAATCCTTATCTGGAGATACAATAATATTACCAGGATGTTTTGTAGCATATATACCCATCGAATCGTCAGCTTCAAGGGTTGGTACAATTATAACTTTGAACTCAGTCTTGAGTTTATTGATTACTCTCTTATACCCACAAGGCTTCTTTCGATTCCGATGGCCTTTATATTCTGGTAAAATTTTTTTCCTAAAATTCTCACTGTCTGAGAAAAACAGGATAAAGTCTGCGAATGAGCCAAATTTTCTTTCAAGTTTGGCTAGCTCACGTCGGGTGGCAGCATAAGCATCACTGAATTTACTGGTGACGAGTATAGTATCATCTCCCCAATCTATTTCAGTTTCAGCTGCTGCACATGATTTGTAGACAATAAAGTCTGCATCGCATAATATTTTCATAAATTAATGTACATCTGCCCAGGTATCACCTGATTGAGCCTCAGCTGCTATTGGGCATCTTAGTTTGTAGTATTCTCCTGCTTGAGCTGCAGATAATTCAAGTAGGAATTTTAAATCATCTACATCTTTTTCTTCGCATTCATATTGTAGTTCATCATGAACGAATGCAAGTTGTCTAGCAGTTTTTGGTAAATTTTCATAGGCTAATACCATCCATCTTTTGGCGATGATCGCTGACGACCCCTGTATGAGGTAATTGACGGACTTATGCCTCGAGTCACACAGGATACGACGGTTGTCGAGTCCATGAACATAACCCCTGTCACTAGCCTTTCGTACCGCCTCCAGAAAATCCTTAAGGCCAGGTATGGCTGCAACATAAGCTTTCCGTATCTCTTTGCCCTTCTTACGAGCTTCTTCTTCAGATAATTGTT